TTTTAAATTGATGTTACAAATCCGATGTTTACTTGAATCATTCTACTAACTCCTTTTGGCAATAATCCAATAGTAATTATAATTTTGCTTGTTGATAATACGTCCTGTGATGGATTAATAGTAACCTCGTAAGCAGACAAATCACCGTCTCTCACCATTTGGTCTAAATTAGGTGATGCTACGCTTATTAAATGTGCTATTGTTACATCTGATATAGTACCGTTTGCATTCAACTGTATTGGTGCTGCAACTTCAGGTAATAATGAAGTATAAGCTCCTCTTATTGCCTTGTCAATAGTTCTATTATTCTCTATGTAAGCATAATCATTACTTACTGTAATTGCTGTGTGTGAGTCATTAAAATAAGAACCATCTGAGCCTACATTTTTTAGTAAAAAGATGTATCGCAAGTCATTTAAATAGCTTACTACACTATCACTTAAATCAGTAAATAGTTGACCGTTACCAAAAGCTACCGTATCTAATTCTACGCCGTTTGACAAATTAAACTTTCCTTTCCACGCAATATCCTGCGATACCGTAGCCAATGCCACCGAACCCAAACACGCACCTAAACAAGTAATTGATTTCTTAGTAGTGTTGTAAAGTTTTAAACCTAAACCGCCACCATCTTGACCTATAACAGCACTTACTTTATAAGCTGTCAATGTAGCCAAATTAGCCAACGTTGACAAGTTAACCGTCCCACTTATATCACTCGCTAAAATAACGCTTGAAATAGGCTTATGTGCTGTATCTAATGCCTCTAAAACAGTTTGAATAGTCGTTAATCGTGAACTATCAAATGATGCCTGTGAGTAAATACCCATTTGTCTAATTTTACCTAATGTAAAATTCTGCATTGTGGTAATCTCACTAAAAGTATAAGTACCTGGCACTGCATACACACCTACCCATAATACGCCTTTTGGTTGCATTCTAAAGAACTCGCTAATATGGTAATGCATTACAGCTAATTGTGATGCAACACCTAAAACAGTAGAACTTGAGCCTGTTGGCTGTGTTACCGTTGCTGTGTTACCACCTGTTGCCGTTGCAACATAAGGTGTTCCTGAATTTGGATATACACCCTCACCAGCCTTAGTAGTTATTAGTAAATTTGCGCTTGAATTAGTTGCTGTGAATCCGTGTATAAATGTACCTGCATTTATTTGAGCAGCATATGCAGCCGCAGCCGTTGTAGTGGTAGTTTCTTCGCCACTTACTAAAGCATATGTTGGTAATACATTTACAACCGTTCCGCTTACATCTGTATATGTAACTTTCAAAGTATCACCTATCGCTGGAGTTCCAGCAATTGCAACTTTTGCAACGGCTTTAGTTTCGTCTGAATATGTGTTTACAATTCCAAAAACTTCAGCATCTTGAACAGAAAATACTTGTTTAATTCTATCAGACGAGCCAAAACCGCTTGGTAAAGTTCCGCTATAAAATAATAGTGCCGAATAATGGTCTTCACCTGCCAACGGACGACCTAAGCCACCTTGACCTTTTACAAATACAACGTCATTTAAAGCCATTGATATATTTGTTTAAAATGTTATTTAATTACTGTACAACTCTTGACGCTTCAACCCATTTAGCACCATCAAAAACGAATTTAATAACCGCTTTTAATCCACTTGACAAAGTAGCCGTTCCTGCGCTTACCCAATTAGAACCTGTAAATTTAACTTTGTCACCTGAAGTTCCTGTAATAAGCAAAGTTAATTCGTCACCTAAAAAACATTTTGTTACTGTTGGCGAACCTAACGTTAAGCTATCTAATGACGCAACCATAACTAATGAACTATATGCATTAGGTGCAACATTAACAGTATCCGCACCTGCTTCATCTGTAACTGTAATTTTCTTCAACTGCAACCCTCTGTAAGAATTGTCTTTATTTGGGGTAGTTCCCCAACGTGGTGACGTTGACTGTGAAAACGCCACCGTTGTAAATAATACTGATAATACTACTAATATTTTTTTCATTTTTTTAATTTATTTTAATTGTTAATAATTAAGCACCATAGTAAACAGTTTCTTCACCCCAAGCGATTTGTGTATCTGCTTTCATCAACATTTTAATGAAGAACAATTCACCTTCTGGACGTAGACGTGCTAACTGCAAACCTTCATCAGATACACTATTGATTCCAACCCATAAGTTAGATTCCATTGATGCGGCACCTTTAGCAACAATCATTGTATCATCAGGAAAGTCAGCAATCTTAACTACTTGACGACCTTTGAAAGTTGGTACACCTTCACTTGTAATGTCTTTTCCTTTGTACGTTTGATTGATTTGAGATTGTGCATATAAATCATATGTAGCATACGATACAAAGAACTTCATTGAAGGGTCGTAACGTAAAGCTGCTGGAATGTTATTATAACATTTAAGCATTTCCGCTTGAATGTTAGATACAGACAACGTAGTCCCTGCAACATTCGTTGATGCAGCCGTAGAACCTGTTTTAACACGCTTAATCAAACCATCGAAATATTTATATTTAGATGTATCTGCCAATGACGTATCAGAGTTCCAAATTGCTTTATTGAAATATTTTGCGTGACGTGCCATCACGCCTTGCACCACTACTGATTCAACTGTGTTTGGTAACGCACGGTCAATCAAAGTTGGATTCAATTGTGTTGCATACCAATGGTCTTCAAAATCTCTCGGATTGAAAGGCTCGAAAATCATGTAATCCGCTGGCTCTAAAGCAACAGCATCTACTGTCATTGGCGCACCTCCAATCGTAGGCATTGCTGTTCTATCTTGGATTAAATCCTCATAGTTGGCATCCCAACGTGGAATGGTAAATTTTTTCTTAATTCCATCTTTAACGTAAACGTGACCACCGTTGATAGTGTCCGCTCCAGTGATAGCTTTTAAAGCAAATTGACCTGCCACTTCTCCTGCGTACGTGGTGTCATTTATTACAAAACCGTCTGCCATTTTTATTTGTTTTTAATGTTATTTAATTTCTTGTTTATTATTGATTTCTGCCATTTTCGCTGCCATATTGTAAGGCTTAACAACGTCTTTATTTTCAAATTCAGGTGCTTTTTTATTCAACTGAATTGAGTCTAAAAGTTCTTTTGTGTCGTCAAAATTTTCAACTGCTTTGTTTACCCATTTGGTAACTAATTCTTCTTTGTTTTCGATTTTGCCAACTTTAACGTATTCAGCTACTAATGTTTTAGCTTTCTCTGTTTTTTCTGACAATTCAGCTTTATTTTTAGCTTCTTTTTCAGCGTTTAATTCGGCTTTCATTGTGTCAAGTTCTTTTATTTTGTCGTCAATTTCACATTGCAACTCAACTACTTTTTCTTCAGAAACTTTGTTTTTTGTTTCAAGGTCTTTAGCCTTATTTTCGATAACTTCAATAGCCTTTAACACATCGTCTTCACTTGTATTTTCTGCTAAATTTAGTTTGTTTTTAATCTTCAACATATCTTCTTTTTTTAATTTATCAATTGAATTTAAAATTTGATTGCATTGCCTGTGAAATGCAAATACATCTTGTTTCGGTGCGTATTTTGTATTGGCACTTTTACTCGATTCTATTCCATCTGCAAAACCCATCTCAACCGCTGTACTTGCATCTACAAAAGTTTCGGCATTCATTATATTTGCAATTTCTGATTCATCAATTCCGCTTCGTGTTGCAATCATTTTGATTATACTTTCATTAATCGGTTGCAATCCTTTGTCAGACCCTCCACTTGCATTGTGATACATTAAAATACTGTAATCTGACATTATTCTTTTACGACCTGCTTGAAATATAACACCTGCTATTGATGCTGCAATACCGACACAATAAGTATCAACAGGTGTATTTGATTTTAGTATTGCATTGTAGATTGAGTAACCGTCTGTAACAACACCACCGCATGAATTTATCCAAACTTGTATTCTTTTTTTTCCGAGCGTATCTAAGTACAATAATTCCGATTGAAAAGAACTTCCATTGATTCCCATACCTAATTCTTCATCGTACCCAATATGTTTGTTTATTAACATAATAGGCTCATTACTCTCAATGTCGACTGTGTATAGTAATTCCACGTCTTAAAAGTAATAAGCCTATTTTTAATTAATCGAAAAGTGTGCTACTTAAATTTAGCTTTTTTTCTTTGGTCGAAAAACTGTTCTATTATCTCACGTGTTGCTTCGCATTTCCTAGAACCTGTTTCTTTAATAAAGTTTAGATACTTATTGTGATACATAGGCGTAAGGTACGCAACTACACGCCTGTCTTTTGTTGTACTTTTTTTATCACTCATGTTATACCTGTCTGTAAGTTAAATAAAATGCTATCTGTGTACCTGAATTTATTACACCAAACGGATTTTGTATAAGTGAAAGAACTGCGTATAAATTTATATTAAATTTTGTTGAACCATCTGATGCATGGCAAGAAAAACTGTTTGGTGCTGCATTTGGAATACCTGAAATTAAATTACTATCTGCAGCAATATTTGATGTTGTCGTAATTATAGCCCAAATAGCTATACTTCCATCAAAATATTGCCTTGCAATAATAGCTTCTATTGTTATATTTGTACCAGCTGTTATATTTGAACTAATATCTTTAAAATTAAAAGCAAATGGATAAAAAACAAAATCAGAATAGTTTTTAGTTCCACTGCCACTCGCACCACTTGCAATTACAAACTTTCTTATATTATGAACATTCTCATAAGTTCCATCGGTAAATAAACAAGGGTCTGCGCTATAATCAGTAGTGTTATTGGTAGTCGTTATCGTTCCGACTGCAACATTACCGCCACTTGTAGTAAATGTTGTAGCATCTACTAAATACACTTCACCTGCATAAAATACAGACCCTGCGCTAATGTTGAATGATGAACCAGAACCGCTATTTACGCATCCATTCAATACATACACTTTAGTTGCGTCATAAGAACTACCTATTAATGATTTAATAGTTTCTTCTGTAATTTCTTTGTATGCTTTTTGCAAATGTGTCCATGTGCCTTGTTTAAAAAACATTGACTTGTCGGATGTGATTTTACTTTCGTCTATTTTTCTCATATTAGTATGTTGTAAAGTTATAAAAAAGACCTGCAATATTATATCGGTCAATAAAATTTCTCATTATATTTTCTCTCTCTGTGTCTGTTGGTGCTAATGCGTCCCAAATTGACTGCAACACATTAACAGTAAATGCATACTGTACACCAATAACAGCACCGTCTTCACCTATCGGTTCACTCGACATGGTAAAACCTACACTACTCGACTGTTGTTCTAAAAATCCGACTCTAAAAAAACCTGTTTCTATCTCGTTATTAGAAATCCAAATGTCACCTGCATTAGCAACTGTACATCCAAACCATTGACTATCAAAATAAGTATTTAAAGCGTATTCCAACACTAATTTATTTGCCGTAAACAATACACGTGCGTCTGTTCCCAAATGGTTATCCTGTAACTCAAACCAATTTACAGAGGGTGGCGTGTCTGTGTTACCTTCTGTTAAACTAATGTATGTCTTATAGGCATATTTTACAACGCTGTTTTTTATGTATGGACCTGCCGTCCACAATGGCGGATTAACACCACGCTTAAATACATAGAATACAGTATAATACAGCCATCTTGCAGGTTGCACTAATACAGATAGCCACCAAAAAGTAATCAATTTACGTTTACTCGGTGGTAAATTCTGTACTATCTGATTGTCATGATTTATGTCGTAAATACTCATTATTGACTTATAAACGTTAATGAATCATCTAATGTTTGTCCGCTTGTTGTTTCTGCAACAATATAACCAGCTATCGTATCCCAACCTCTTAAAATAATTGTATTATTTTCTATCAACTTTGTTGCACTTGCAAATGAAGTTATATCTTTTCTTGCATAGACATTTTTTAATACAACATCTTTCACTCCTGCGACTGATTTAATAGCTATTTCTAAGTCAGACAGTAATAATGTACCATCAAATGGAATACTCGATAAAAACGAAGATATAGCAGTTTTAACTGTATCTGAAATAATAGCAGAATATTGACCTCTGTAATAAATGTCAGCTTCTACATACAATTTATCACTTTCTGAACTTGAAACAAGGTAGTTAATTCCTGCTGTTCCTATCATTGTAACATAATCTTGTAATGCTGATTTTTCGCTATTATCTAATGGCTCAGGAATATCTGATTTTGCGACTTTAACGTTTACCACATTGCTAAAATCCGCCTTTACTGAACAACGTGTAACTATTCTTAAAGTTTCATCAACCGTAGCGTAAGACGGTGCAAAATTATCCATTACCAATACTTGCGGATTTATTGCATCATACTGAAACTTAAAAACTTGGTCTTGAATCCATAGCGGTGTTGACGGTGCACCCTTAGCTAATTGCTTTTCTATATCTGACTTGAAAACGTCCGCCAACTGTTCAGCCGTTGCTTGTATTGTAGCTATTACACGTGTCCATAATCGCCACATTGCACGTCTTGACCCACTCAACCCTGACAATTCAGGTGTAGCTTCTTTTTGTGCTATAATTTCTTGTTGTATTTGGTCTATTGTACGTGCCATTATATTATAATTTCTCTTTTATCAATATCCGTGTTTAAATATCCATTTGCAAAATCATCATTAAATCCAAAATCAAATTGAGGATAAACAAACGATACTTCTAACTGTAATTCAATAGGGTCAATTAATGTAGGCTCAATTAAATTACTCGCTGTCTTGTCTATAATGCCACCTCTAAAATCAACTATATAATGATATACGCCTGTGTGTGTGTAATCCTGTTCTTCATTTACAACAAATAACTCACTACACATTGACGGTTTGAATAGAACTAATTTTTGTAATACCAAATTTCTCAAATCAAACACATCTAAATTCTGTTCCATGTTACCGTCTAAGCTATCATATTGCTCATGTCCTATATGTATTCTAAAGTCAACATCTGACTGACTAAAACCATTAAGTAAAGGAAAGTAATTTTGTGGTAATACCTCTAAAAAGGCACACGGAAATGGAAATGAATATGTATCACCGTCTTCTAAATACTGAAATTGATTATTAAATACACGGACGTATTTTAATTCAGGTATTTCCTTTAACTTGTTTAATATGTCAATTATTGTTTGCTTCATTTCCAAATATTATCTATCTCTTTAACAATAATATCCACTTGCGTTTTTCTCAACTCTTTTGTATCACCAATAAATCTACGTTTCGGCATTTGAAAACCTGCACCACGTCCTGCACGTCCACCGTCATTATGAACACTTGCATATGGTATCGTACCACCGTCAATCAAGAACTCTATTTTTTCAAATGTAGCTAAACGTAATGATGTACTAACTGCACGTCTTAATTTTCCACTCTGAACTAAAATAGAACGTGTTTTACTCGCTGGTTTTGCGTATTTATTAGCATTAGTTCCGCTGATTCTACGTTGTACCTCTTGCCACGCTTGACCGTCAAATGATTGGTCTGTAAACGATTTGACAAAGTAATTTTTAGTCGCATTTGCAACCTTAACAGGCATAGTTTTTTTAAGCCTATTGAAATTTTGTAATACTCTATCTAAATTAAAGTCGTTCACTATGCCTGTGTTTTAGGTTGTTTAAAATAGTAATACATACTTTCGTTCATTAATTCTGAACCGCACGTAATACGCACATCGTCAAAATCTATTGCACCGTCTATGTCGTATTCAGGCATTACTTTATTCACGTAGTCGCAAAACTCCTTAAATCTGATAGGATGTAATGTAATTCTATTAACAGGCGTTATTGTTTTCTCATAATGATTAATACACGCTGTCACCATGTCAACTATCATAACGCCTGTTTGTTTATATCCTGTTTTAATCCTCATCTGGTATCGGCAAATTAAAATTATTTTCTGCTAAATCTTTGTACTCTTTGTCAACACTAAAGTAAGGATGTTTCTCCGAAAATACAACACCTTTTTTACCACTATTTATTTTAAATGCTGACTGCATTTCTTCATTTGGTGCTTTTGTTAGTTGTTTAACATCGCTTTCACTTGTTATTGTTGCCGTTTCGTCTTCTTGAGTAACCAAACAACGGCAATTAAAATGATTTAAAGGCATGAATGTATTCCAAAAAGGGTCATTAATAGGTAAGCATACACCGTCTAATGGAGCGCAAATGTCACTTGTATTAGCGTCAATAACAGCCGAATACTTTAAATTAGGTAATACATCTTTATTTTTTTCAAACTGATTCCATGCAACCGCATTTTGAGCCTGTCCATAAGCAGTATCATATTCTGTACGTAACCAATTTTTATTATATTGTTCATCTAATGACAGCATATCTTCTTTGAACTCTTTAAATGGCTTTATTTCACCTTTATCATTTACTAACGCACCTTTAAAATCCAATACTTCATTGAATGTTTTTGCAGCCGAAAACATATACACGTTTTCACGCAATTCTATTAGTAATTCTAAATCTTTAGCATCAAATTTAACTAAAGTATCAACATTCTTTTTTAAGTCGCTAAAATCAATTCCAAACCCTTTATAAACGCCTTCTTTTAACCTATCTGCAATTGCAAAATATAGATTTTCAGGTAAATTATACTCGGTTATTGCACCTGTAAAAATACCCTCTATTAAAGCGTCCATTTCTTTATCGTTTAGCATAAAAAACTTTCAATTTTGCTTTTGTTTTATCGCTCAATTTATTCATCGGAACACTTGGCATAGTTTGCATATTTACATAAACAGGTATTCCTGTTTCTTCAGTAAAATACTGCTCATCAATTCCTAATCCTGCATTTTTTAAATTAACAGCAACAGCACTTAACTTCGTTGCATACTCAACCGCTTTATTTTTTACTTGTTCAGTTTCTGCGTTATTGGAAAACTTGAAAGTAACTTCAGGTATAGCAAAGCCTAAATTTCTCAACTTAGGAATTATCTGTGAGTTGACAATATTCTCAATATACTTGCCGTCATTTGTCTGTTTATCCTGTAATGCCTTGTAAATAGGATTATCTTCACCTTGAGATGCACCTAATTTACCTGATGTGCTATCTAGTGCGTCTGCATGCCCTAATATAATTTTACTTATGTACTGTTGGCATCTTTTTTCTAAGTTATCGTAACCCTGAAACCCTGTACCACCTAAAGACGATTCTAAGAACTCAATAGTATCTGTATTATCAACTATTGCCCATCCGCTTGAACCCATGTCTTTCAACGCCTGTGCAAGTTCTGCTCTTTCGTTTTCCTCTGTTTTAGTTGTCTTACCTATTCTGTATGGTTGCGCAAACAACTCTACAAAATCGCCATTATAACCTAAGACGTTACGTAAAAATATCTCATAAACAGCTACCTTATAAAGCAACCCTATTCCGCAATTACTTACACCTGTTTCACTTGGTGTCGTTACCCAAATATGCCAGCCTTTATATTCATCACTTAGAAAATCTTGTCCATTGATTGAGTATTCTAAAGACGTTACATTGTGTCGGTCAGGTGATATATTCCATCGTCTTACAAATGTCACCTCTTTAAATTCTCCATTTTCTATGTCACCTAAAGACACCAACGTATAACCGTAATATATAGCATCTAAACAATAGCCTAAAGTATCATGAAACCATTTTTTATCAAAGAATTTTTCCATGTCTTCATTACGGCTACCGTCTGAATTGTAAAAGCAAAAATCTCTCAGTAACGTTAAATCTTTACGCCTGTCTATACAAGCTGAAACGTGACCGTTTAAAGCCGTATCAATGTATAGTCGTTGTAATTTAACACGGTGCGGATACCATGCGTTTTCAGCCTCTTTAACAGCCTCACGCCACGACATAACATCTTGACGCATCCTTTGAAATTGCACATTAGATATGTAAGTAGATAGATTTTTTGGATTCTGCTTTTTTATAGAACCAAACAAACCTTGACTACCTATGTAATTTATTGCCTTAGAAAATACGTTTGCCATTAGTAATTATTTATTGATTTTGTGTTACCACCGTAACGAATACGACTGCCCGACTTAGGTTGAATTAACGGCAATCGTAGAGTTATCTCTCCACGTGCTGCCATTGTTAAATCAGTTGTTGCCTTAGTGTATGCGTTAATAATTCTATCAGGTATATTTCGTGGTGCTATTGATTGATGTGCGTAAAATAGAACTATACTAATCATCGTTGACAGCATAAATTGATTTCTATTGTCGCCTTTTTTCCAATATGTTGTATTTGTTATTGATGTATTTGATGGAACTGTGTACTCGCTTACATTCGGAGTCCACGCATTTGCACCATTTATAGGGTCGTCAGGAAATACATTTTGTAAAGGCAAATTGCTATAATTTCCGTATTGCAATTGCGTATTTTGTCCTAAAATAATCGTTTCTTGTTTACACGTGTAAATTCTATTTTTCCAAAATACTTGGTCGCCAACTTTGTAATAATTGTAAACGTTAAATAAAGGTTTTGGGTATATAGCATAGAATGTATCGTATCTGTCGCCTAATAATGTCCATTTTGATGCGTCAAAAGTACCTGTCGTTGCGCCTGTACAAATATATACTTGGTTGTTGTATAGTGTGAGTGAATTGATTGTATAACTATTTGTTGTTACATAAGTGTCTGCATCTAAATATACTCTATTTGATGCATAGTAAGTTAAACCTCGCACCCACTCAGACGTATCGGTAAACTCGCTATCAACTTCATATTTTTGCACTAAATGTGCAATAGCTTCTTCTTGAGCTATCCGTTCACATTTATTTAAAATCTCGTCACTATTCTGTATTACTTGATTTAAGTTAGTGACTTGAATTTTAGATATGTAGTCATTTTTAATTAAATACATTATGCTTCTTTCGTGTAAATATAACAATTTTTAGATTAACTAAAATTTTTGTGTGCTACTTTAGTAAGTGTTTTTTGACGTGTTTTTGCCAAGTGAAATATTTAAGTCTGAACCTCCGCGCTGATACCTAGCAAACTCACTCGCAAACGCTGTGCATATAAAATAATCGTTTGCATCGCTACAATGTCCGTATTTCTCGCAAGTCACGCCTGTTGCAACATCTTTCATTTTCTCTTTTAACTTAGTTCCGTCACTATCCTCTTTTAAATACAAATAGTCGTCTATTGTTTTTTTGCAATTAGAACCTATATTTAAATTCATTCCATAATAACCATTCTCAAATACTGTATTGATGAAATTACCACGCATTACTACTGGCGGTGCTTTTTTATCCACTCTTAACGTTGGTTTATAATCTTTTAACTCATTACGTATTATAACAAAGTCATTAAAGCCCTTTTCGCTTCGTGTATCTTCTTTTGCACCACTAGGGTCTCCGTATATAAACAAACCAGATAAATGATTTTGATATTTACGTCTAAATTCACTACATACCGCCTTTGTAGTGTTTCGTGGTGAACTTAGCGTTATTTCGTCTATCTGATATGCTTTTTTACCGTCTATTTGCCAAATACAACACGTCATATAAGGATTTACGTTATAATCGAATGTAATATGCAATGCTAAATTAGGATTGTAATGATATATACCTGTGTTGTTATCAATTCTAAATCCTTTATAAAACTCGCCACCAGATTGTGTAGGTTGTGGATTTTGTTGGTATAAACTTTCAAAAGTTCGTATTGATTGCATACGCACCTGATTTAACTTCTCTAAACTATGCCTTTCCCCCCACAATGGCTCACCTATTTGTCTAGGGTCGTTAAAATCATTTTCATCAATTTTAATAGCTGGTAACGAAAGAACAACCCAACGCTCTGAATCTTCATTTTCCATTTGTTTTAGCAGTTTACCACTTAAATCATTAATGTCCCAACGTGTTTGAGT